GAAGAATCACTTTTGACCGGAGACGATACTCAAAGCGAATCTACAGAAACAACCACAGAATCAGGTGAAGTAACACCTTGGTACACATCAGAAGGCATAACAGGGGAAGGTGATAAGCCTGACTGGTTTAATGACTCAAAATATAAGTCTGTAGCAGACCAAGCCGCGGCGTATCCTGAATTAGCCTCTAAGTTTGGTGGGTTTACCGGTTCGCCTGATGAATATGAGCTTTCATTCCCTGATGGGGTTAAGGGTGAATGGATAGATGACGATCCAATGATGGATAATTTCAAAGGCTGGGCAAAAGAAAATAACCTTAACCAAGAAGGATTCACTAATCTCTTGCATATGTACGTCAAGAATGAATTCGACAACCAAGGGCAAGATAGAGCAGGAGAATTGGCGGCTATTGGTGATAACGCTCAAGCCAGGCTACAGAACATTGACGACTTTGCCAAAGCTAATTTATCAGAGGATGATTATCAAGGCATCTTCGCGGCAACGACTACAGCGCAAGGCGTTAAGGCAATTGAGGCTTTAATCGCACAGACTCGTGGTTACAAGATTCCCGATCAAGGCGAAGACATTGTATCTGGAATATCTCACAGTGACCTGAGAGCGAAAATGGCTGACCCGCGTTACTCTAGTGATTCTGATTACCGCAAAGAAGTAGATGCTCTGTATGAGCGTAAGTTTGGCAAGGAGCCTCTAAGAACAACGGTAGGTTGACAATAAACAAGCATAAGTTAAAATAGAGATACAGATACCCCTAATCGGCCTGTGATTTAGTAATGATTAGGCCTGCTCACGCGGATACCCTAGAAAAAACATAATTTTAATTTTTTAGGAGTATCCACGATGAGTAAAAACTTATCTGCTGCTGCTAGTACCCAGTTTGATGACATGGTTAAACATGCGTTTCAAACAATGGGCTCAGGCATTGTAGCTGCGGTCACAACCCGCAATAACGTAGTAGGTGATACCTACAAATTCCGCGCCATGGGTAAAGGTTTGGCTAATCAAAAGCCATCGCAAGCCGATGTAACCCCAATGGACATTTCCCACAGTTTAATTACTGCCACTCTAGGTAACTGGAACGCACCAGAATACACTGATATTTTTGATGCGGCAGAAGTTAATTTTGACGAAAAACAAGAGCTCGCACACACAATCGCGGGAGCTTTATATCGCCGTCAAGAGCAAATCATCATTGATGCAATGGACGCGGCCACACCAGGCGCAACAGTAGGTGTTGCGGTAGGTGGTGCTGATTCCAATATGAACATCGAAAAAGTTGTTAAAGCTTCTAAAGAACTGAATGACGCAGGCGTTCCAATTGATCAAGATCGCCACATCATGGTATCTGCCGGTGGTTTAGAAGCAATGCTGCTTGAAACTCAGGTGGGTTCATCCGACTACAACAGTGTTCAGTCATTAATGACCGGCACATTAGATTACTGGATGGGCTTTCATTGGCATATCATCGAATCACGTGACGAAGGCGGCCTAACGATTGATGGCAACGACGTTCGTGATGGTTATGTTTGGCATAAATCGGCGGTTGGTCTTGCGACTGGCATTGAGATTAAAACAGACGTAAATTGGATAGCACAAAAGACTTCATGGTTATGCAACGGCATGATGAAGTGTGGCGCAGCTATCCGAGATACTGCGGGTTTAATCAAAGTCCAAGCTGACGAAACATAGGAGAATAACATGGCTTATTCACATCCAAATCTACACCGTGCATCTGCATCTGGTAACTCTGATGCGCCTACAATCTGGACTTACGCCACTACTGACACAGTGGCAACGGTAAACACAGCAGCATATTTTAACGATGCTTCTGCTGACTTGAATGTAGGCGATATTATCTTTGTCCGCTCTTCTACAGGCGGCACTCAGGTAGTAACTTTAAATTATGTCTTAACTAACGCTGCTGGCGTGGTTGATGTAACTGACGGTACAGTATTCGCTAGCACCGATACTGATTAAAATTAATGGGGGAGAAATCCCCCGTTTCTTATTAAGGCTGGATTATGGCAACAGATATATCTATGTCATCCAATGCTCTGCTATTAATTGGGCATGGAACAATCAATTCATTCACAGAATCAGGAGCAGGGGCAAAAGCAGCCTCTAATCTTTACGATGTTGTTTATGAAGATGCTATCACTTCCTATCCTTGGCGCTTTGCTATGGGTAAAGTCACATTATCTAAATTATCATCATCCCCATTAAATGAGTGGACAAACGCTTTTCAATTACCGGGTGATTTACTGTTAACGTACCGCACCTATCCTCGTAGTCCTTTTGAGATTTACGAGAATAAGCTGTATTCAGATCAAGAAACCATTGAGATTGATTACTGGTTCAAGCCAGAAGAGACAACCTTACCCCCCTATTTTGTAAAATACATGCAATATGCACTTGCATCCGAGTTTGCTATATCTGTGACAGACAACAGAACACTAGCAGAGACATTCGATGCGGCAGCAAATACACAGAAATTAGTCGCGATGAACCGTGACTCACAAGGTCGTACTAATAACGCGATAGAATCAGCCCCTTTTATAGAGGTTCGATAAATGCCACGTATAAGGCGAATCCAATCTTCTTTTAGCGCAGGGGTATTAGATCCAAAGTTAGCCGCTAGAATTGATGTGCAGGCTTATTACAATGGCGCAGAATCGTTAGATGATGCTATCTGTATCCCTCAAGGTGGCGCATCCCGCAGACCTGGCACTAAATACATCGACGAGCTTCATAATGTAGTAAGCCTTGTAACTGGGCAGACGATTACCGCGCCCAATGGCGGCGTGGCTACCAATGCAAACGATGATGATGTTGCTACTGAAATATTAACCACTGCCAATGTAAGCACAATCAATCCTTATATTGTGGTTCATTATGATCTAGGTAGCGCCAAAGTAATCCATTACATGGATGTTGTGGGTATATACCTAAACACAGGTACAAGCGATGAATTTTTCATCCAGTATTCTACCGATGATACAAACTGGACTTCGGTTAATGGTGGTCTAGCTGTAACCGCAGCAAGCTCAACAGAAAGAAGGCACGAAGATCAAAGTATAACAGCTAGATATTGGCGTGTGGCACGTATTGGCTCGACTGATTTAGGCGCTGATAAGGTTCATCTGGCCGAGTTTTCTTTATGGGAAAACACCGGAACATTAAGCGATACACGATTAATCCCGTTTTCATTTAATACAGAACAAACCTACATGCTGGTGGCCACAGATAGAAACATAACAGTATATAAAGATGATTTGGCTATAGCTTATATTAGGATTCCCTTCACATCGGCACAGCTAGGCACGATTAACTGGACACAAACAGCAGACACTTTAATTATTACTCATAAAGACGTGGTTCCACAAAGAATTGTTAGAGATTCATCAGCAGAAGGACTATGGAATATTGATGATGTACCTTTAACTAATATCCCTCAATTTGATTTTGGCGGTGGCGCGGAAAATGTGTGGTCAACAACAAGAGGCTGGCCTATTACAGTAACTTTTTTCCAAGGACGCATGGTATTTGGTGGCTCAAATGGACGGCCACAAGGTATTTGGCTGTCTGTGGCGAATGACTTTTATAATTTTAACGTGGGGACAGGACAGCCTGACGAAGCAATAGTGGGCGCATTGGATACCGATCAAGTAAATGAAATTAGAAATGTTGTGCCGGGGCGTAAGTTAGAGATTTATACCAGTGGCGGTGAATTTATTGTGCCTACAACTCCTGCAACGCCTGAGACCTTTAGCGCAGTAAGGCAAACATCATTTGGATCTGCCGCAGTCAGAACAGCCTCAATTGATGGTACGACTTTATATGCTCAAAGAAGCGGCCAAAGTATACGAGAATTTGTATTTTCTTTCTCAGAAGATGCTCACCTTTCCAATTCAGTCACTCAGCTATCCACTCACCTGATTAATACACCCGTCGATATTGACGCAGTTATTGGTTCATCTACTACAGAGACTAACTATGTTTATGTGGTGAACTCAGCAGGTGATGTGGTTGTTTTAAACACATTAAGAGAGCAAGAAATTAATGCGTGGTCAGGCCCATGGGTAACAAAAGTGGGGCTTTTTAAGCGCGTCGGCGTGTTG